TGCACCATTGGTGCCCTCGCCATGCCGTGCCCGGCCTGGCCTCGCCGGGCCTCGCCCGGCCGTGTCTTGAATCAGATCTCAGTGACCACGGCATCGGACTGGCCATACGGCCCCGGCGTCTTACCCGCTGGCCGCCAGTCACAAAGACCAGCTTTGCCCGCCAGCTCAAACAATTGCTGCAGCACCTCCGGCGTGATCTCAGGCTTCAACACCATGACCTCGCCCGTCACTGACCATTGCGAAAACTTTGGCCGCACGCGGATGTGCTTCGAAGTCCCCACCCGTGCGCGCTTAACGAACAGATCGAAGCCCATTTTTTTGCACGCTGCTGACTGCTGAGCAAACGGCAACTCACGCATTGCGACTATGTCCGACCACTTAATTTGCTTGCCATTGGCCCGGAACTCGCACGCCTCATTTGAGATCAGCAGACCCGACTGTGTCGCTTCCTTGAAGGTCTTCTGCCGCTTCAGAATCATCTGAGCTCCTGCCTGTCGCAGTGCCACCATGATGTTTTCCGACGGCATCACAATATGCTCGCCGTCATGGTAGCAGTAGGTCTGCCACGTCCACCCCGGAGAACGGTCGTCACCCGCGACTGTGATCGCTTTATTGAGCGGCGATTTGCGCCACACCTGCAACTCATCGGCACCCTCGATGTTATCGGCGTGCATCAACAACGGCATAAAACCTGTCAACGTAAATCGAAAACGTTTCATTCGAAAACTCTCCACGAAAAAACCGCCTCGCAAGCGGCTAGACTTGCGGGCGGTTTTCCTTGCCATGATTACTCACGGTTGATCGATTGTGTTCGGCACTAGCCTGCCGCCGCCAAAATAATATCAATTCCAGTGAAGAAGTAAATCACCTATTCTCGCTGATCTGAAAAGTTTGATAATTTATTCCGCACAGCCAGCACCCGTTCGCTGGTCGTATGGATCGCCCCGCACTGCGGGCAAATTCGCTCACGCATCACGAAGCCTGCCGACCGGGTGGTGCGGTAGACCTTATGCAGCGGCGTTCCGCACTGTTCACACGCGAGACCTTCGCCGCCCGGCAGTTTAAATTCGCGAGTCATCGTACCGCCCCCGGTAGACTGAAGGTACGTCGTTGATTTCCTGCTGATGTTGTCTCTCCCGCTATCCCACATCCAAGCATCGATGCCGCCAGTGTATTGCCAACCAGAGTATCCCACCAGTCATTGTCTCGGCCCGGTGGCTGCTCCCACGTAATACCCGACGCACCGTCGTAAATCATATGTTTCGGATTCTCCGCCGTCAGGTGTTCAACTAACAATCGATTGGCCAGCGGATCCGAACCCGGCAGCACCAACGCCGATGGAGCGCCAACGACAGTTTGCAACCTGCGAGCCGTTGCGGTCTTCCAATGGTTTGCGTCATACTGGACGTGGACCGGGTCATCAGTCCGCCGCTCAACCCACTGCTGCCCGTTGTGCCGGTCTCTGTATGGATCGCCCCAAAGATGTACGGGCTTGCGGCCTGGCTTTTGAGCCGAGCCCTTCGACGGCCTGATGCGGCTGCGGTTGGCAGACCCCATGATCTGTGATTGGATCCGCGTCTTCTGGCCGCCGTCCGCCCAGTCCTTCAAGAGCAGGTCCAGATTAGGAAACCGAGTAAACAGTTCTGATTCCAATTCGTTGTGGGCGTGAACAAATGCTTCTTCCCACGCAGCACCCGGAAACTGATCTCCGATCGTCTGAGCCAACGCCGATTTATAAAACACCGGCCGGCACTGATCTGGCCATGTCCCATAATCAACAACCCAGCCGCTGAAGTCCTTCGCCCATGCACAGACCATCCACCACAACACCTGATCGCTGCTATCCACGAACCCCGTAAGATAACTCGAATTCGCAGGGATGGCCCCACGCTCGATGTTAGACACCCTGTTAATGACTTGCTGAGCATCCAGCCGCACGCCTGACGTATTGACCGGGGCATCGCCCTGCTGCTGGATTTCTTTCGCGAAAAATTCCGGATCCAACGCCCGGATCGTCATCAGACTTTGCAATGCTGATAGTTCGGCCGGTTGCTTGTCAAGTTCCCATGCGACCGAGGCTCCATCGTCCATGTCATTTCGATGATCAGCATAGAACGCCTGAGCCAACTCTTTGCCTTCTGCCGGCGTCGCACCATGACCCAGCAACGACGCGTACTGGTCCCATAGGTTAATTCGCTCTGGCATTTTCAGCAGGCTTTTGTATCTCTTGCCGTTCCAGTCGGGATGACGTTTGCGGTTGATGAATCGCAGCGTTAAGTCGTCATGCTCGCGCACCGTGCAAACCATCACTTCCGCCATCGGTTGCCCGAGACCTTTCAATCCGCCGAACGTCTTCGTTATTCGGTTCTCAAGATCGTTAGTTTGCAGCGGACTCCTCGCTGTCTGAGGCGTCTGAACGTCATCGTAGAACACGCCATCAGGTCGGACAGTAACGCCGAAGCGGTCGACATAAGATAGCCCCGAAACATCCGTCGCCTGAACCGAATACGGTGCCACATGACACTGACACGACGGAGCCTCAAATATATCGGGGAACACAATCCGCCCACGGTCATCTTTGTGGCTCAGCGTCAGCAGCCGACCGTTCAATCGGAATTGACGCTTCGGCTGCTTCCATTTCAGCATCAATGGAATCAGTTCAGGGTAATCTTCCATGAGCAGGACACTGGACGCCAGCATCATGAAGAAATTCTCCCTGTGCTCCGTCGCTTTGTCGTCCGTCGCACCAACCAGCACAGGGAATCTCAGATGCCCGTTCACTGCCGCCCATATCGTCGATACCCTCGCGCATGTCGACTTCAAACCGCCACGCCTTACCGCATGGCATTCTTTCGCTCCCGTCTCAATAGCAACTTGGAACCGATCCATCATCGCACGCTGATACGGAGCCCAATCCAGATAGAACGTGGCCGCAAAATAAGTTTCGGCAAACAGAAGATTATCATTCGACGCACGTTCCCGACGCTGCGGATCTTTCACATTCGGCAGCGGTCCGATTTCTTGACTCGCCGCTGTCTTGGCGTTAATGACCTCCGCATTACGTGCCGACCTCGCCGATGCATAGTCTGAGGCGTCACGGTATTCAATGCGAGGCAGGTCATCAATTTGTGCCGCAACGCCTGGCAATAGATCAGTCGGAAATGTCTTGAGAAAGGCGATCAAGCCGGATTCGCTCAACGATCTCACTCGCAAGAGTTCTTCCGGCTTCAGCATCGTTCTTACCGGTGTTGTCAACTTTTACCCCTACGTTGATTTGTTGCTGTGCCGTTGGAGCTGGATTGTTGAATTGATGCAACGCAGCCAGCACTCTGGCCGCTGCAATTTTTTCCTTGTTACTGCCCTGAGTCAGAACCTTCAGCATTGTCATCGGTACAAACTTCAGCGTCTGATCAGGAATGTCCCAATTGTTCCGCAGCCCCTGCTCAATCAGTTTCATTTCGCTGCGTGATGGTAGATCGTTCATGTTAGTTCAATCATTGATCATGATGCAAACGTGCCACAACTTCCCCTGCCTGATTGATTGCTCCATCAGCCGGAGCTCGCTGCGGATTGTTTGTGTCATTGATCACCCTCCGAAGATAAAAGCGTCCGGGTCGGAGTTGCACCGCCTTCTTCCGCATGGTTTGCGGACGTGTCGAGTCGCTTGATGCGATTGCGAACCGCTGCCGATGATTCCTGTTGCTTTTTCTTTTTCGCCATACGTGGACCCCAGCCCCGAAACGGAAAACAAAACTAACTATAAAATGCGCTATGTAGAATGTGGTATCATGGAAAAAACGGGCCGGAGGGACCCACGTTTTTTCAGGTGGCCGCCTCGGTCGCCCACGCATCCCGGATCGCCCTGATCCATGATGCAATCCTCCACGCCCATAACAGATAGGTGATCAGTCCAACCGATCCCACCATCTGCCGCCGCACGTACTGACGCAACTCTCTCTCAGACGGCACACCTGTCGACCATGCCTGCGACCATTGCAACGCCGTCAATGCGTACTCGCTGGTTGACTCGGCCAGATGTCGATGCCGTGATCGATTGTATTGCACCGGGCCACCCACCGTAGACATGGTAGCAGGTGGCACACCACATTGAGTCTCTAATATCTTCATCGCTTGCAGGTCGTTCATTGCTTCCCCTCATCATCGAGATACTTATCCGCCGTCGCACAAAGCTCGGCAGATGTTAGCAAGCCGGGCTTGAGTACAGGCTGCACCGACTCGAATGAGTTACGCCAGAGAATCATCCGACTTGATCCATCACGCTCAACGAACCGACTCACAGGTACGAGCCATAGCCTGTAGCCGTCGTCAACCTCTAGCGTGCCTGATTGTCCCACCGTACCTGTTACTCGTCTGCAGTGCATCTGCATGGCCCCTATGAGTAATCGACCTTCAACTTTGATATCCGCAAATCGACTTCCGCATGTGCTGGATACAGCCTAGCACGTATCAAATCAGGATCAGGCATCCGCCGAAGCACGGCCTCGACCTGACCTATCCACTCGACCTGTACGTGATCGCTATGGCGTGTCATTGTAATGGCTAGCGTCTCAGGTAGCGATAGCCCTGGCACTGCATTTCGGAGCAGCTTATCAACAGTGGATCGTATTACAGACCGCGTGGACTGCTCATCTATTTTGATTCCGATGCTCATTCCAGCTCCTCTTGAGTCATCTTTTCGTGCGATGTGACTATTCCGTCGATGATGTACGTGCTGTAAATAACCTATCCTTCTGGTTATACCCTGGTAGCTTTATAAATTTGGTCACCACCACACTGGTAATCCAGCCAATTAGTATTACCCCAGTAATATCTTCAGGTGTCATTCCAATTCCTTCATTCGCTCGGCAAACGGCACCACGCCATTGTGGTCATCGTCATGCAGTGCAATCAACTGTGCCACGTTCCAACTCTCCAGATACCAGACCTGCCACGGCTTGGTTTTGTGCTGTGGTGCTGTCCTTAGGTGGTCGAGTATCGCGGATTTCGTCGGCGTGTGTGTCCCATTGTATGACGATTCGCCGACAGGCTGATAGCGATACGAACGCGGGTTAATAAGTGCCACCCGCTTGGCATTTTCGGTGGTCGTGAACTCGTAGGGAATGGCTGTTACCTTGATGCCGTATTGGCTCATCGCCTGGCTTATCGTGATGATGTCAGATTGCTTCCCGCCTGACGAAAGGAATCGTTTTTTTGCCGCGACGCATGGCCCGCACCATGCCTCAGATACTAGTATGCGGCGTGTGACTTTTTGGTACTCAATGGGTGGCACCACGACATCTGTTTTTGGAGCGACCTCGATACGCTGCCACTCAATCTGTGGCTCTGCCTCTGGCTGTGGTTGTGGTTGTTCTGCGGCTGGTTGTTGAGCGCAGCCGATGGCCAGCAGTAAGAGTGTTAGTCGCTTCATCGTCTCATGCTCCTGTGGATACGACGCACGCAATCACGCTGTCAAATTTCGTAAACTTACCTCGCAATCGGCCGATGCCATTTCCGTTCCATTTGTTTCCCCACGAGTTCAGATGATCGTATTCCGTGAACCCCTCCACTGGGTCAATCAAACAAATCGAATGTGCCCACGCTGGCACATCAACAGCCATAGGTATGTTGAGTAACAAGCAAGTATTGATTGCCGCCGTATCTCTCGGATCGATGTCGTACCACTCAACCATGATTGATTCGCGAGCGTTCGCCCATGTGTCTGGATTGTCGAAATGGCGTGCGTTATCGCCCTCCGGCCAGAATGCCGTCGACGGTGCCCCGAGCGTTTTCATGTGCCCCATCGACTGCTCCGACCAGCCGCCGCGAACACGAAAATCTGCAACTTTATTGCCAACCGCATTACCGCTCAGATGCTCGTATGGTATGCCTGCATTTGCTCGGGCTAATGTCGCAGCGCTCACCGGACTGAATGCCCAGCACCACGGATCGCGTCCCTGATTTAGCGCCGGGATCACTCCGCCGGCTGGCCCCATAATATCCCGCACGTCAGATAGCATGGCCTTCGCAAGTCGCTTTTCGCGCAGCCTGTCGGACCATTCTGATTTCGGAATCGTCAGCCGGTCAAACATTGGGATGGACGACCCCAGCGGGGCTTTCATAATGTCTCGCGGTACGCATCCACGCGACATTCCTCGCGGCACTGTGTATTCGTTATTACTCATTGGGTGGCCCCGTTTCCCTCGGTTTTATAGAACGTAATATCTTCATCAGAGCAGCACTTCGAGTTCCACTCCCAGTACAGATCGTCCGCCCGCTGTAGTGATATTTTTCTGTTTCGAAAAATCACCATAACCATTTGATTATCGGTAACGGGAGACTCGCCGCCAAACCATGCAGCCCATTTACCAATCGCTAATCCACTCATTGCAACAACTCCCCGATCACTTTTTTCGCGTCGGCAATTGTCAGCGGCAACTCGCCCTCAGTCCCTGCCGTGCCGTTGGATACCATCAGCCACGGCAATGAGTCCCGAGGACGTTCCAGCCACTTTTGAAACACGGCCGGCATGAATTCCGTACTGGCATTTTTGTCTAGCATCCTCCAGCCATCAGTGGCTGTGGTGTTCAGGTATTGCTTGAATTCTGCCGAGTCCAGAATCAGTGATTGGCTCGCGGGATACGCTGCTTTGTCGTCGGCCTCATAGACGATCAGAGCATATCGGCCGAGAGCAAACGCCTCATCAATTACGACAGGCGGAGCCACTGGTGTGGCGTCAGTTGGTGACAGAGCCAACCATCCGGCAAATAACAGCATGGCCCCTGCAGCGATTAGTATTTTATTCATTGGCTGGCCCCTGTACATTCACCGGCGTCACGGATTTGACCAACGCATCCAACGCAGATCGTAGCCGCTCAATCTCTGCACGTTGACCGTCACACGTCGCCTGCATCGCTTGGTATGATTGCAACATCGTCGTCGCGTGAGCTGTTAGCTCCGCGTGTGTCCAGCCGATTTTGCTCTGTGGTGCAACTCGCCATTTACGCCACTTCGCGAGCGCGTAATTGCCGCCACCGAATCCAAAGAAAAACAGCACACCGGCCGCTGCAATGACGACACGCATGAGGATTAGTTTTGTGTTTTCATCGATGCTCATTTTGCCCTCTTAGTGCCATACGGCGTAACAACCGGCAGTGGTGCGTATTCGTCAGCGATCATACGTCCCGGTAGAGCGATGACCCGTGCATAGATGCGGAGCCTAGCAGGCAGAGTCCAACTGACGTGCGTCAGATACTGCGTCGGCAAAAATAGTCCACATACTGCGAGCAACATGATGGCCGCTGCGAATATGCAATCAGACGTTTTCACAGCTTCGATTCTTTTCCGATGTCGGCGAATCCCTGCCCGATAATGTAGGCCAAAATCGGTGCCAGAATCTGAGTGACCGCCTCGGGATCGAGATCCAGCCCGTAGCGTCCGACGGCCGCTACGATGAAACCAACAACGGCCGCGATGGCCTTTTTGCTGGTCAAAAATTCTTTGATGAAATTCGGCATAGCCATGCTCCTGAAACGAGATATAAACAATCGGTCTCGGCACCACGTAGCACGCGGCTGGCCCTTGCAGGCTGCTGATCAGGTTGGCAGAGACATCGTAGTCTGATTGCTGCGAAACGTCAACGTGCTCATCACGCCCGCCCCGACTGGGTCATTAACCCCTCGCAAAAACCCTGCAGCCAGTGCCCAGATTTATGATCTGTAAACTGGTAGCCCGAGATCGCTGTGATAGATGCCGTCACCGCTAGCCAATCACCAGATCCAGCCTGCCCCGCCACGCCCTCACTGCACCACTTCACCCATTTCCAATGCATTTCATGATCATTATTCATTGGTTGGCCCCCTTTAGAATTCCACCACTTTGCGAATCATACGGATCGTCACCGTCTCAGATTCATTTACCTGATACGTCATAACTTCATCGTCTGTCGTCCATTTGCCGAAGCTCTCGATCGACCAGCGGCAGCGGCAATAACACGTCGCGGCCTCGATGTCACCAAATAGCAGCGTCTCGACGCGAAACGTTACGTGACACACTGCGGCCAGCAGGACCAGCGGCTCGTCCGTTGAGTCGTACTTAACATCCAGCGTTTGTCCGCTCATTCCGTCACTCTTCCATTTTCTTCGGCCGATGTGCCGCAGGACGTTCACCGAGTCCGTCGTTGATGATGCTGTGCAGTTTCGATCTCATGCAATCTCCGGCCCACTCAGATAGCGTCATGCCGTCCGATTCGGCCTGCGATTGGAACGCGGCCCACCAGTCGGCGGGCTGCGTTATGTTACGTCGTTCGGTCGCCATTACCTTAACTCCCCGTGTGCCATGCGTCGTGTCAAGCTGTCGCAGTCTGCGTCGACTTGGTCCAGGCTGTCAGAGTGTGCGTCGTATGCTGCGTTATGGCCTGCAATCGTTGCCTCTACAGCAGCCTCTGCGGCCACGTATAAGTCGCGGTTTGCAGCAATTAGCCCAATTGAGCCAACCTTAGCGACCGCGACCGCGTGATCTGTGTGTTGCAGCCCCATGTGCTGGATTGTCGAGCCGTCAACTGTTGCCATCACAACAACTTCTTTGCGGCCAAATGTCTTGCGTCTGCCTTGCAGGTCTAGCTCGTACATCGCTGTAAAGCTGATCTCGATTTTATTGCCTGCCCCAGATGTCCAGTTGATTGTTGTCATTGTTTCGTTTCCCGTTTGGTTGTTTTCGTCTCTGATGGGTGAAGTCTACACTCAGTTTCGACACATTGCGACAACTAGCCACACACTTTCCGGAAGATTTGTAGAAGTAACCGAAAGCCCTTATTCGTCACCGCCAAAATACGGCACATCAGCCGCATAATTCTCAAACCGAAATAGCTCGCCGCGAAACGTCAGCGGCACGACGCCGGTGGACCCGTTCCGCTGTTTTGCGATCACGGCCTGCGACTGCACGCCCTCATGATGGAGCATGATCACGATGTCAGCGTCCTGCTCTATGCTGCCAGACTCTCGTAGATCAGATAGTCTCGGCCCGCGATTTTCTTTTTCGCCTGATCGATTTAATTGACAGGCGGCCACGATCGGTATTTTTAGTTCGCCAGCAAGGCGTTTCATCGCTCTTGACACGTCTGCCACCTGCCGCTCCCGGCTGGCCTTTTTGTCGTCCGATTCGGTCAGTTGAAGATAATCGAGCACCGCTAGTTGGATCCCATGTTTGCGTTTTGCCAGCCGGATCAAACTACAGATGCGGCTCACCTCGTACGCTGAGTCCACCATATAAATCGGCAGACCTCGCAATGTCCGCCGGTCGACTGATTTATCGTATCTCTCGGCAAGCTCTGCTCTGTCCATCTCCAGTGACACAACCAATGCAGGCTCACCGCGCTCGGCAAATGATTTAGCAATCTGGCCAGCAAAAACACTTTTGCCGCTGCCCGGCCGACCGCCGACGATCGTTAACTGGCCAGCTCGTAACCCGCCGCGTATATGATTATCAACATCGATCAGCCCCGTGGGATGCACGGACGACGGATTCTGTTCCCGCTGCTCGAGTGCATCCACTGCGTCGCCCATAGTTATGATTTCACCGCTGGTGGCCGCCTCACGTATCGCCAGCAGTGAAGATTCTAACTCAGCGATGACTTCGTCAGATTCGCCCTGATAGGCCGCCGCGATCGATTCCGTACAGGCATAGATCAATTTCCGTTGTTGCGATTTCGACCGGACGATCCCGGCGTAATGCTTTACATGTGCGGCATGTGGCACCGACTCCATCAGATCCATCACATATTCGACACCGCCGACGTCTGCGAGCTCGCCGCGACGGATTAGCTCCTCCACCACAGTCACTGAGTCTGCCGGCCGGCCAGCAGCACGCAAAATCCAGAAAACACCGAACACAAGCTGATTAGCCAGGCTGTAGAACTCGTCAGCTGTCAGGCTGATCTCGTCAATTGCATCGTTTTGCAAAATCAGCGAGCCCAACACACTACGCTCAGCATCTAGGTTCTGCGGCGGTAATTTATCTAACATCCGTTTGACGCCCGTGCCTTTCGATATGCTGCCGGAGTTTTCTTATCCCACTGATTGCAGTCGCATACGCTCAGAAATCCAGCGATCGCAACGGCCGCGTATTGCTGCGGCGTCAGCAACTTCTCGACCTGCGCCCAATTCTTGAGATCCGGGTGGTACACATCGTGGACGATTTGCTGCACCTCGTCCCAGTCGTCGATAGGGTGGCCCGCGTCATTGGTCGCAGAAACAGTCTGCCACTCCTCGTCTGACCATTGCTGAGCATTAAGCCAAGTCGATGCGTGCGGCGTGTATTTTGGATCACGCTTTGCCGCTGCCAGTTTAACGGCACCAGCAATTATCAATTCCGGATTTGCACTTTTAATTGCTTTCGCCCACGCGATCCGAGCTTTACCGACCGCGACCTTGCGAGGATAGACCGCCCAGAAAGAATCAAATTCAATAGTTGTCTTTGTCTTTGTCTTTGCTTCTGTCTCTGTCTCTGTCTCTGTCTCTGTCTCTGCTTGGGCTAATTGCGATTTACTGCGGTTACTCTTGGCTAACTTGTTAGCAGATTGTTTACGATAATTACTCATATATTCCCTCATGTATTCTCGTCGCTCCTCACTATTTCTGCGTGCCCTGTAGTCTTCATAATTCAAAAGCATAAACCCGCCAACCACCGATAATATTCGCCTGCCCTCATTGTCAGGGTTCTTGCTGTAGGTATCAGGCGACTGTAACACCTCCAGACTAGTCACCGTTTCCTCAATCGTTAAGTTCGCGACCCGAGCCAGCCCGGGAACAGACGCCTCAATAAATCCGCATGAATCTGCCTTTGCTAGCATCGTCACAAAAAGCAGACGAACCTCCTTTGGTTCAGACCATAAGGAAGACTCAGTGATCGATGAAAACATCTTAGCAAACATAGCAATTCCTTATCGGTGATTTACACTTGTTAACAGTTAATATCATAAACTGTTAACGGCTTACAATCTATGTGATACTTGCTAATTATTTCCTACTAATCACCGGCAGGCAGCGGCACGTCACCGGCAGGCAGCGGCAGACGTTCGGCCTGCCGCTCAGTTTCCCACGCCAATAATGCTCGAAGCTGCTCTGATTTACGCGTGTCAAATTCGAGCTGCGTTATCCATGATTCACTCACTCGACTTCATCCATGTCAAACAATGTCGGTTCAGGCTGCTCCTGTTTCGCCAACGCCTCTGGCACGTTTTTGCACGCCTGATTGTAATAGCCAGTTTTTAGTTCGCATCCAATCCCACGACGGCCATTAATGACCGCTCCGTAAACCTCAGACCCAACACCCATAAACGGAGTTAGAACGCTTTCGCCGGGATTGCTCCACATTAAAACCGCACGCTCAATAACGTCAAGCTGTAACGGATGCATGTGCTTATCATCCTCTTCATCTCCGTCAGCTTTGGCGAAACTCATGTGACCGGCACCGTTGCCGAGCGTCCTGTCAATCCTAATATCCATCCACACGGAAGACGCATATTGCCGCCAGATCCATTGCGAATATTTATTCAGTTTTTGGTCGCCGACAAACCCCCGATACCGCAACAAGTCGCGAGGCACTTCGTTTGAGCCAGCGTATGACATAATTCCGTTTTGCTGAGTCACTGGCACTTTATTTTCACCGGATCGCCGAAACGCCAACAGTGTGTCAGCAGTTGCAACTGACGTCCGCGTTGTATCCTCGCAAAACGTTTTGTGATGTAGGCTTTTCATCATCGTCCGGTTGCGAACCATCAGCGGCTCTTTCCAAATTATCCGCCGCCCCGCGAACGTCCATCCGCGTTTCTCATGCTCCGCAATAATTCGGCCCGGCAGGTCGAACATAGCATCACAACCGGCATTTGTTAGCGGGATATCCATGCAATGCACCGCGCTGATTCGGCCCGGCATTGTTAATCGATGTTTCTCAGCAATGACGTAACCGTAGTGCTCAAAAAATTCTTCAGGGTCAATGCAATTGCTTAAATCCTGCGGGTCAGAACTGTAGCAATACAGCCCTGCAAACGGTGGAGAGTAGACAGACAGCCCAACACTCTCGTCCGGCAATCCCTGCATAAACTCAACACAATCAGCGTTTGCAATGTAGTAGTCATCTGTGATAATTTGCGTTTTTACAACCATTTTGGTAGCTCCAGTTTGTTAGTAAATTGGTTAGTTCGTTCAATCCGTTCCGCTCGATTCATTTCACGGACCAGATGCTCAAACATCATGTCCGCTTGTTTGGCCTTGCGTCGCATATTAGCCAGCACTCTCACCTCTCCCTCTGTTGCAATCACGTCGTTATGTACGGCCTGCGTTTGGCCGAATCGGTAGCAACGCCTCAGCCCTTGGTAGTGCTGCTCATAACTGTGAGTGGCAAACTCAACAACATGATTACAGTGCTGCCAGTTCAGGCCCCATGCTCCAATTTTTGGCTTAATCACCAGCACGCGAAGTTCGCCATTCGCGAACGCCTCGTACCGTTCTAGTTTTTGCTCGTCCGATGTTTTCCCGGCGATCTGTAAAGCATCAGGAATGATCTTTTCGAGCATGTCGCCCTCTGGATTTGCGTGACACCAAATCACGGCAGACCTGTTATGATCCACAAGTTTTGCAGCATACTCGCAACGCTCTCGTAATGTTCGGCTTCGCTCCGCTCGTTCCTCCCCCATCCCCTTTGCAGGCACTGTAAACAGTTGTCCTGGTGCCGGAGGAACCTCAATGATGTGGTCCTCGCTGGTGAGTCCGGGCAGGATAAATTTGCCATCATCAAAACCCAAATCGGAAGGCATACGACAAGCCTTAGACCATGACGCGACCCATCGCCAGAAGTGGCTGACAGCATGATTCTTCAGCCGGTACTGGCCGATTGTTTGAGCTACTCGATAAGATAATTTATGAAAATATGAAGGTTCATGTTCAATAAGCCGTTCTGCCTCGTCCTGTTTCTTCTGTTCGTTCTTTACACCCTTGTCATCAAATTGTCGAAAGAATCGTTTCAGCATGTCACTACGCGACAACTCACCCAGTGATTCCGACGATGTCCCAAGCTCGACGTAATCATTCGGTGCTGCTGTTGCGGTGCAAAGCAAACGATAAGGAATCTTTGCCATGAATCGTGTGATTTGACTGCGGCGTTGCCCTGCAAAGTTTTTTAAAATGGACGACTCATCGCACACAACCCCGATAAAGTCCTTGCTATCAAACCGCTGCAATCGCTCGTAGTTTGTTATCACAATCCCGCCTGAGTGTATCCCGTCTTTTGAGTGGCTCGCATCGAATCCAAACTTAGCTGACTCCCTGATCGTTTGTGGTGCTACAGCCAGCGGCGTCAGAATCAGCACCGGTTTATTTGTGTGCCGGACAATATTATCAGCCCAGGCAAGTTGCATTAAACTTTTGCCCAGTCCGCAATCAGCGAACACTGCGGCCCTCCCCTGCTTAATTGCCCACGTCGTAAGTGTTTTTTGAAAATCAAACATAACATCAGGCAGCTCAATCGCATCGAATCCGAAGTTGCGATCTGATTGAGTTTTCCGATCCAGAAACGTTTTATAATCCATGTCAACCTGCATAAAAAACGCCGCCATCGATCAGATACGAGCTGACCGATGGCGGCGGAAAAACACGGAATTAATCCGCGTAGGTCTAATTGTAGACTGCTGATGTCTCGTATTCATCGGCAGTGGATTTGAACTATAGCAACACTCTAAAATGATATCAAGCTACTCACGATCTGTGTTAAAATAGCCGCCCCTGATTCGGTGGCTCCACGATGGCCACTCGCCCAGGGCAGTGAGTGGATGGCACCGCCCCGGGACATTCTGACACGTCGACTAGCGATTTCCAGTCCGTGCATCTGTTGCAGCCGATGTGGTCATTTAGCTCCCACGTTAGGTCGCATCGCTTGCAATGCACGACGCCGGTCAATGCGTTGCAAGACTCCATGCGGATAACGTAATGCTTGCATCCGGAGCAAGTCAAAACGGAACCTCATCATCACTGCCAGCGTCGTCAATCTGCTGGAAATGTTCATCGGCAGATTGTGAGTTCGGGCCGCCAGTGATTCGCGAAACGAACCGCGGATATTCCGGGCACTTTTTGATCAGTTCCCGCTGCCACTCCGGTATCAATTCAAACTGTTCCCAGGTGCCGTCCTCTAAGGTAAACACCAGCGAGTCCAGTATCTGCGGCGGGCATGACATCCCCTTCGGTAGCCGGTTGATGCTGTTTATTATCGCGCGAGGTTCTTTGGCTGCATTCAGCTTGTGAAGCACCTGGATTAAGCACGGTACGCTGATCACTGACGACACGTCAAATCCTTCCAGCTCGTGATCCGTGAATGCCTTCGCTCGCCACTGCTCAAGCACTCGCCGCAGGTTGCTTTTTTCATTGAGCGACAGCGTGTAAAACGAACTCATCAGCGATGGCTCAGGTCCGCGATCTGAGTCCAACACCTGCTGACATTCTGGCAACTCCCACGCGATGATGCACTGGTGTTTCGGTCCATAGGTGCCATCCTGCGTTCCGATGTCTATAATCCTCACGCACCTCGCAACGTGTTGATCCTCTGGTACCAGAGCAAAGCTTCCGCCGCCTTTATTTTTCGCAATCAACGACATTTGTAACTCTCTTTAAATTGACCCAAACAAATACCTGACTGACACGCTGTCCGTCCCAGTGCATCCATTGTCTCTATTAACTCACGCTCTGCATGTATGTACTTCATGCGATCTGCCTGCCACTGATCAGTGCCACCCTCCTTGCCATAGTTCCGGTCGTGACGACTGCAAACCGAGTCATCCAGTCTGTCTGTGATCCGCAGCATGTATTCGCCGGGTGTCTCGCCCAGCGTTGGCCCGAACAGGTATGCAGTAGTCATTGATCATGTCCCCGATCTGTCGTGCTTCGATGCCGCCTCATTGACCCGATTAAAATGTTCCCACCATTTATATTTGCCGTCGCTCACTGGACGCTCCGGCTCCTGACCACGCAGCACATAGACGTTACCCGCCATCCGCACGATCTCAGGAGTGCTCCTTGCAACGCGTTCAAACATCGTTCGATTCATCGGCACAGCCACGGCACACTGATTCACTGTCACCGCCAACGCCAACGCCCGGATCTGACAGCCTTCATCGGTGGCTGGCCCTGCATTGCACGCAGCACCGCTTCACGTCCCGCGTCAAACATCCTGCTCGCTCTCGGCGAACCGTTAGGTCGTTCCTGCTGCATTCATTCGTCTCCTACTCTAAATTTACTCAGGTGAGCTGGGATCGTTAACGGTGGCAGGCTTTCCGGGTGGATGCCCCATAAGTGTATTGAGTCCCCCTCGGTAGCCCATACTCCTTCATCGCAATTATACTCAGCATCTTCTACATGCCACCAAAATTCAGTGCTACCCTCATCCCGTGTAATCCACCCCTGCTTATAAACGCCTTTGGGTGGCACCCATAGTGGTTCGATTTTGCGGAGGATTAGAACCGGCTCGAACGTAGGGCCTGCGTAAAAACCACGACCGAATGTGCAAGGCTCATTTATCTCGGCACACCTGTACTCGTCTGTGTACTCTAGGTTCGGCGGTGGATCAGGCACCTCAATCGTGATCATTTGTTTTGTCATTACTCGTCCCTTTCGCTGTCTTAATCTTGTGACATTTTTCGCTGCAAAGTATTTGCAGCCCTTCGACCTCGCAGAATAATCGTCGCGTGAAAACCGGCAGGTCATCCCATGATTTTAACCTGCCGCACGGCACGATGTGATCAGCCTGCACCTGCTTCCGCGTGTACCATAATTTGCACTCAGCACACTGGTGCTCCCATTTTGTGCGTTTGCACAGTCCTGTGTATGCTCGCCGGTTTTGGATAAATAACTGCCTGCCCGGTGGCCATTTCATGTATGCTCGCCGCAGATTCGATCTCATGAATCCCCAGAATGCAGCCTCAGTCCACTGGCCGCACGCTCGTGTTTTCGGCACGCGATTTGTTTTTGCTTTTCGTGCCATTGGGTGGCCCCTTAAAAAAAGGCAGTGACGGCCGAAACCGATTAAGCGCCAACCCGATCAGCTCGGCGTCACTGCAAAAATACTACGTGGCGTCAGACCCGTTCTGAGCGTCATGCTCGTTCCTGCGACCGCTATCTGCTCCCTCAGTAGCCAGTTCACCGCGTAGTATTTTGACCCCGTTTGGGGCATCAATTCCGACACTCACAACAGTAGTTCCGCACCTGACAATCATGACAGTGATGTCGTCACCGATGCGGATTGTCTCAGACTTCTTCCGTGATAAAACTAACATTTAATTCCCTTCAAAAATGAGTACCGTGTTCCCCAGTCCGTGGAAAAAAACACACCCGGCGAGACTGACAAAAGCCAAATCGTGATCGTCAACGAGACAACGTGGATTGTGCCGGATGTGCTGTAGTTTATCGTTATGTCGACGCCTTATCGCGTCCGGCAACTGCCTCTCGGTACCCGTCCCACCATCCATTGCCCCCGGATTTACTTTCAATCATCTTCGTGATGCCGTCAATCATCTCTTGCACGCCCTCCACTTTCACTAGACGCCCATACCGGGTGTCTGGCTTTTCTATTACCTCCGGCCATTCACCCGCAATACCGGGGGCCATCGCCCTCTCCTGAGTAATATAAAATTCTGCCATGTCCTGTACTCCCTAAATCGTCACAAAAAACACTCTCGACACGTATCCCACTTATTTAATTTCCCAGATCGCTTTACTGCCGGTGATTGGCGGCTCGCAGTGCAGCAGACCCGTCCATACCCTGACCCCGGCATTCGTGCCGTGATCCCATATATGTTCCTCGCCGTCGTAGTCTGGCCGACGTGACCACCAGTAGGCTCCGATCCTGTCGTTGGTCACCCATCCCCGCTTAAGTCCAGTGGGTGGCACCCATAGCGGAACCGACTTGAAAACACACACTCTGTCACCCGATGAGATATACGCAGAGCCGCCGAGCAGTGGTGGTCGCCACGGCTGCCACTCATAGCCCTCTGGTGGTGGACCAAGGATTTGTCGGGTAACATCTTCGAAATCACTCATCATTAAATAGCTCCCATAACATCGCGTACATCTGCACAGCAGACCACGCTCCGACACACATGATTGTCACCGCTGATATTGCTGCCGCTGCTGTGATCATTGGCTGGCCCCTGTCATGTATTCTCGAACGGCGATCAGCCCGCAAAATGCTACGCCGCCGATTGCCACGCTAGTCGCGATTTGTATCAATTCGAATCCTATGTCAATCATCAGATTTCCTCGCTCTCCAATTTTCGCCGTTCCCTCGAACCAGATCCACCGATCCGTCGGCTTCCATCTCTCGTAGATTTCTGCGTACTGTGCGGCCTGTCTCGCCTAGTTCCGCAGCCAACTCGCTGACCCTTAACGTCTCGCCGTCTGATAGCAGGTCAGCGATGTCCTCGGTCAGGTCTCGGCTCGATGGCCGACCGTCACTGTAGTCAAAACCCATTGCATGGCCCCTGTTAATGTATTAAAAACCGTGTCACGATTCCGGCGAGCGTCGATTACAGCTCGTCATGATTAGGCATCTAAGGGAAACTATTACCGGCTAACTGTCGTGACTCTCAGCGTGTGTGCGGCTACCAATCTGGCGTCTGTTTCTATGCCTTCCAGCAATTCGCCGCGTGTGCTATTGTGGCCGAGCAAACTCTAAAATAAGTTTCTCAGCTATTGTTTTAAAAGCGGCTGAAATGCCTGCCGAAATGCCTGCCGAATTGACTGCAGAATTGACTGCAGAATTGACTGCAGACAGGGCTATCTGCCGGGCATACCGAGCAGTCGATCCGAACGGGTCGGTTGCAGCCTGCACTGCAGCCTGGGCTGCCGAAATGCCTGCAGAATCGCCTGCCGAATCGACTGCAGACCGGGCTACCCGCCGGGCATGCCAGGCTGCAACCAGAGCTATCTGACTGGCCGACTTGGCTGCTGCCTCGGCTGCCGACCAAACTGCCTTATCTGTTGACTCAGATCTGTGCAATTCAATCACCGCCGCGATTGCATCGACAACCACTTGTTTGTGCGTCCCATGCCAGCAATGCTGATGTGACAGCGATTCCTCCAAAAATACAATGCAGCAGCGATGGTAGTAAGGTACCCAATCATCGACCGCCGGCAAGCACTTCGCGACCTCCACATGCCACCAGTGCCGCTCATCTGCAGGAAGCCCTTCGAAGACTGCGTCGCGGACGTGCTCCAACCATTCCGGGGTGCCGTCGTGCTCGGCGACAATTTTATGACAGTCATCGTCGACCAAGTCCCCGATCTCCACATCATCCATGATCTGGATATCAATAGCATCGCAGCCGACCGAGCAGCCTCTCAGCTGAGCATTGCTGTCGTCCATGTAGCATCCAGCGATAAGTCTGTCCAATCTGGCGTGTTTTTCAGCCCGTGCAATGCGGGCCAGTTTCTGTCCCCTGTTCATTACTCACTCCTGTGAAAAATATGTACTATCGTCGTCGTCTAGGCGTGCTCATTTTTCTCGGCCGCCCGCGAACTGGTGGCTGGTCAGTGATACCGTAATGATGTGCGACGATCCCGAGGATGATCGCCTGAGCCGTTACCGATTTGGCTTTTGCCGTCGCGATGACGGCCGCTCGCAGCGCCGCCGGCAACCTCAGCAGCAATTGCGGGTTACCTGTTTTTTGTGTCATTGGTTGCTCGTTTTTAAAAACCGGAGCCGATCCCGGAAACGGCGGAAGGTGTTACTCGATCGCCGTATGCAGGCTCAACATCACATCGCCGCCAGCAGCAGGCTCGATCACCACAGTGCCACCGGCTGGCTGCCGCTGGTCGCCACGAGTCCCAAGATCATCTGAGCATGTACAGCCAGCAGATGTGCATAGTCGGCGTTTGATCGCCCTTACCGCAATGGCTGTTTTGTGGCCGAGTTTTGTGCGGGTCGAGGTGGCGTGGAAGTTGTTTGTCAGTGTGATCTTCATTGTTTCGTTTCCTTGCTGTGTGAAAAAAACCCGGAGCCGATCCCGGTGGAAGGCGGAAGATGTCACTCGTAGTCTTCAAGACCGCCACCGAACGTCGCAGCAAGAGCGTCGCGAATGTCGGTGCCTTCACCGCATAACGTAATCATGTAGTTATGAGCCACTCGTGACACGTTGTAGGCGGTGGCCGGCAGGTCGTTCTCGACCAACGCGGCATGGATTGCAATATGGATTAATGGTGTATTTCTTGTGATCTTCATTGTTTCGTTTCCTTGCTGTGTGAAAAAAACCCGGAGCCTATCCCGGTGGAAGGCGGAAGATGTTACTCGATTGCGTATGTCTGTTTCGTTTCCCAGCACGCACCGGCCACCACAAATCTGGTGTCCTGCCCATCGAATGTCGATCCCTCCGGCTGTGGGGATAGCTCCCACCGATCGCCACCGTCAGGGATTAGCTGGTAGGCTGCGTCGTCAGTCTGCACTGCATAGATCCCGCAGTCCTCGGCGATGATCGTGAGGACGATCGTCTCGCAGGACAGTTCGTCGAATACGGTGATCGCGTCTCGTGTTCGATTGATTTGGCGGACTTGTGTCATCGTTTCGTTTCCCGTTTGGTTTTTGTTTTCGTTTCTGACGCGTTAACTCTACACTTACTATCGGCATATGTAAACGCTAACTGATATCATTTTCAGGCAAATAGATAGATTTAGCCAAAACCCAATGTTTTCCCGGCTCAGATTCTTTTTTGGTACATTGAATTCCATCGCCGCCGATACGCCAGACGCATGAAATATCGGAACAACGGGACCATCGACAGGCATAACGACGCGTCGAACGTATCACCGCGATGGCATACGACGCGGTGACAGCTATAGCAGAGTGATATTCCGTTCGCCAAATCGTACGCCAGATCCGGGTACGCCGATTTCGGCTTGGCGTGATGAACCTCAATGGGGCCACCCACTCGGCCACACATCAGGCACGTATTACGATCTCGCAGCCTGCATGCCTTCGCCCATTTGCGGAGCCGGTAGTCGGAGAAATCAATTGGCGCTAGATCCTGGCTGGCCAGTCGCGGCTGTGTCGCTGCGATTGGGTGGCACCCGTGACAACATGATGCCGATCCATTTATCGTACATCATTAAATCACTCTCGCGCTGCATGGCGTTTCGTTTTTCGCTCGCCTCACGCTCAGCCACATGCGATATCTCCTGCGTCTGATAACCCAGTTGCATCGCTGTGAAATGATCCGGTGCAGCCACTGTGATTATGTAATGCGACATCCAACCAAACATCGCCAGCAACGCGACAAGCAGAACATTTGTGAACGGCAGACCAGCCAGCCATCCGGTTAAAATCTTGGCGAGAAAAATCTTCACGGCTGCCTCTTTTGCATCTGGTGTTTTTGGCGGTGTCATTGTTGCGGGCTCGCTAGGTGTGGTGTGGTCTCGATTAAACCGGGAACGCATTCTTCGCGAGCACCACAACGCTGCCGGCAATTTTTGTAATGTGCCTCCCGGCCGTGTCAATAGCTTTGATTTGATACGCGTAGTCGTCACTCACCGGCCCCGTGATGTCAGCCCGTGCAATCTGAGGGTAAACCGTAGACGTACCTGCACCGCTATCATAGACGCCGTCATCAGGATCAACGGTGCCGTAGATTTCATTTATCTCAGTATTGCGGCCAGCTCCGAAGATTACCGACGCCACTGATGCCGATTGCATGTACGTCATAATTGTGCCACCCGCGTCGTCAAATGTGATCGCAATTCGCGTGCCGACGTAATCGTCCCCGACTCGCAGATTAACCACGCCGCCTGCCGTAACAGTGCTGGTGATGCGGATAGGCCCTGTCGCGAGCCGAGCCAGTAGCAGATCCTGATTCGCCAAAGTCGCATCACCGCCGGCGGCAAGTGCCACGTTAGCCATACTGTCTGCGGTGTAGACATTCGTGACAATCATTGCGTCCAAACTCGTTAACGCTCCCAGCCTTGCCGCTGAGAGTTTGGTGTCGAGTGATGTCTGAGTTGCCAACCCGTTTTGGATCTCGGTCACCGCATCTGCTGCAATTGCTGCTGCGTTGATTGCGTCAGTTGCGACAGCACCCACGCTGGCATCGATCCGGCCACCAACCAAAGCGGCTGGCAGCAATGCGGCCAGTGTGGTCGTCACTGCTGATACGTTCGCGGGCGTGGCTGGTGCTGTTGTGTTGGCCCCATCGGTGCCACGCATATCAGTGTTAGTTGTCGTCGTGTCAACCAGCGTCACGCGAGCCACTGTATCGACCGCAGGATCAAAGTA